ATGGTCGTGACAAGAAAGGTGATTGTGTAGATCGTCCCAGCCTGGCCACCTGAAAGCCAAAGCACGATGCGACTGCCATCCGCGATGGTACTTTGCAACTCCAGATCTCCGGGGTTGGACGGCGAAGCGCTTACTGTCACCGTGGCGATCCCGTCACCGTCGTTTCCGACAATGGCGGGGCCGATGTCCAGAATATAATCCAGTATATCGCCAGGGTCTTTCGTCGGCCAATTCAGCGGGGGCGGCGCGGTGACATTAGATCCTCGCGGGACAGGGACGAAAGAATCGATCAAGACCAAGCGAGCATTGCTTGGCTTCCAGACATGACTTAGTGTTGTTGACATTGTCGGCTCCACCCATCAGAGATTGGTCGTGGCTACCACCGGACTACAATTAGACCACCAGCGCCTGCAGCTCCGTCAAAGGCTGCATTGCCCGAGGAACCGGTGCCGGCGCCGGCAGCGCCACCGCCCGGAAAATTACCGACATTCCCGGTGGTACCACTATTTTGTGCGCCGCCAATTGGCGACGCACCACCCATTCCGCCTTGATTCGATACTCCTGCTTGGCCGGCCGATCCTGCAAAATTCACGTCGCCCCCGACGCCTATGCCGGGCGGCGTTGCCCCGTTTTCGGGCGCCCCCGCCGACGCCAAGTAGTTCAAGCTTCCCCCGGTCGCGCTTATGAACTGCCCAAAATTGGAGGTGCCACCGGGCTGTGCGGCCACGCCAACCGTGGTGCCACCTGTTCCGCCGGCGCCCACGGTCACCGATATCATTTGGCCAGGCGTCAGACCGGTCACGAGCTTTCTCGCGTAACCACCTCCTGATCCCCCTCCGCTTGGTAGCCCTGGAACCGATGCATAACTACCGGAGCCACCGCCCCAGACCTCGACCTCGACCTGGCTCACACCTGCCGGAACAACGAACCCGCCGCTGGAGGAGAAGGTTTGAACGCCAGAACCAAAGCCAGGGTGCAGCGACGGCAGCTTCCAGCTCAGGAACGGTGCGGTGGGAATTACTGTAATATTGGCAGCCGTAACCTGCGTTTGACCATAGGAGACGGTGATCTGATAGAGTCCAATCCACCCGCTGTCTGCGACCGGCGTGGTCTGACTTCCCGTATTCCCCGGAACCCCCGGTTTGAACTGCAGTTCAACGCTCTGGGTCCGAACTGTATTCTGAGCTGTTCCAACGTTTCCCGGACCACTAAACGATTGTGCCGGATTGCTGGCATTGTAATATGGCAGCACGATCGGATTGGCATCGACTTCTTGAAAGGCAGCCTCGAGAAGGTAATTGACAGACTGTCCTACGCTGGATGGGGCAGTGAGGGTGAAGGTCGTGGGGCTGCTATTGATACCCATCTTGACTATCTGGCCGGTCGTATCGGCCGGAATTGATCCATAAGCCAGGAGGTCGATAGGCCCGAACTGGGTAATGCTGCCCGCCCCGATTACCACGTTCAAGGAGGCAGGGCTCGTTGGCTGGCAGGCCAATCCGTCGGCGACCGTATTGGTACCGAGCACGGCCTGGCAAAGAAACCCCAAAGCGATCATGCTGTTTCGGTTGACGGACAGGAGGTCTGTGTCCAGCGGGATACTACCCGGGTAAACGATATTGCGGTCCATACAGGTCACCCATTACGTTAGATATCATTAAAAAATGCGCAGCCAAGCAACTGCATTCAACGGCAGCAGACTGCAAAGTGTTGATTGAATATCTTGATCCGTTACCTGCCCGGGAAGCGACGACAGATTGATGTAGCTGATCACCCCTTCACCGTAACCACCATTGGGTGTGCCGTAGCCGGCAAGCATGCTGACCCCCGCGGTCGGGGGGCGGATTGCCGTAACAAAAAACTGTAACGGTAGCTCCAAACTGCCCCAACCACCGGCGCTTCCGTAGGACAGGCCGGTGCCGGGAAGTGCGGAATTCGGCGGCAGCATGCCGTAGGACCCGGTATCACCACATTTCGCTGGCTCAAAGATGGATGGTTGGCTGCCAAGCAGTCCTGCCAATCCGGATGAGACTGCCGCGCGAGTAGCCGCCTCGCGTAATAAAGCCGCCTTGATACGGGCACGAAAGCTCGGGTCGGGTTCGCTCAATTTTCGTATGAGCGCTTGGCCAAAGTAATCATTTGAGATCATATCGAGCCAGCTATCGGTGGCCGTGCTCAGACGGGTCTGCGCGATCGTATAGGTGATCAGGCCGTATAGCCAAACCCACGGCGTGGCCACGCTCTGCAACAAAGCCGAAAGAATTGGGCTTTGTTCCGAAAACCAGCGTTTTGGTAGAACGGCCTGTAATCGCGAAACGAAGTCTGTGAGGTCACCCGTCATTGGCCTGAACCTCCACCTGACCAGCCTTGATCACCGTCGAAGACGAAGGGACGATGTCGGTAACGCCCCCGTTGAGTTCGATGCCCGTGATGTTTTGCAGATCGGGTCCAGCGCGATAGGCGTGCTGTGCCACTCGGGTTATCGACGCCGCTCTGCCGATGGGAAGCCCATTCAGATAAGTAGCAACGTGGTTTTGTATCGCCGGTATTCCCAGCGCGAGACTGTCGGAAGTGACAAACTCTGCCGTCAGTGAGACGCTAACGGTCAGGACTTGGGGCGGGACCACTGCAAAAGTCGTTCCAACGGGACGGACGGAATCAACCGCAGTCGCGACGCTGGATAGAAGGTCGTCGGAGGGGTAGCCGGTCCCGTCATCAACGATCACCAGGAGCGCGCCAAGCTGTGGCGTGCCTCCGAGCCCGGTGTTTTCCTGTATTAAGACATCCAGCCCCTGGCGAACGCTGGCAACTGCATTCTGCACAGAGCCGAGCGTCGCTCGTGAGAGGCTCGCCAGATATCCCTGGAATCGCGCTCGAAACGCTTGGTCAGATTCGGCATCGGCTCCATTGGACAGTGGATTGGCGTTATTAACCTGGTCAACTCCAGGCAGAGATGCTGCGATCACATTAATGGTGTTCGCCAGCACGTTACCCATCGATCCACAGGTCGTACAAACGACTGGCAGGTCCGCTGAGGCGACGCCGCTGGGAATCACATAGCGCGACAGGGCTGTTTGCCAAATGGAAAGAGAGTTATCTTCCATTACGGAAAAAATCAACTGCCCGTCTGCCGTCTTGAAGGAAGTTCCGAGCGGTATTGTTGCGGCCAAGGTCGGTGTAAAGCGTGAAAGGGTGACGATGCCGGTGGCAGCCACCGCGGGCAACCGGGTCAAACCAAAATCGGACATCCACGTATCAAGGTCGCCGCCGATCGAGGTCGATGCGCGTGTTGTCTGCAAAACTTGCAGCACGAGCCATTGCAACCACAGCACGACTGACGCGTTAGCCTCGAAGATGGCGCGGACTACGGATCCGACCGATACGTCAACAAGCGTCGTCGCGGAACTCTGGAGCGCTGAACCCATGTCTTCGATAAGTTGCGAAAATCCTTTAAGGTTTAGATTCATTCCCGACTAACCTGTGCTTACGTTGAGCGTAGCAGACTGCTGCGAGGCGACATCGGCATAGGTTATACTAGCGCTTACGCACCCGTTTACTGCATCGGCGATGGTGGTAGTCACCTGTGGTGCCGGAGTTGTCGGAACTGCAGTTTCCAAAAGTAGTTGGTTCACAATCACTGCTTCGATGTCTGCGCTGTTCGCCGGTAAGCCCACGAACTGTCCCAAACCACCCCCGTAGTCGAGATTCCAAATGTAGTCGCCGGGGTTTGTCAACAATCTGCGGCAGATACGCTGACTGATCGCATCCGAGCCGGCAGCGAGAGCAAGATCACCTCCGCTGCCAACGCCGAGGTCGCCCCCCCATTCATGGGAAATGTCATACATGACTGTTAATCCAACGGGGTTGGGGGACTTGTCAAACCGTTATCAGGAATGATATGAGCGTGAGAATCATAATGAGTCCGAAGTGCCGAAAGGGCCCCGTGTTGATCATAGACATCGCCGCCAACATGAAGATCGCCATTGATTCGAACAGTGCCATCGTTGCAGAGCTTGAGGAAGCTTCCGCTCTGATGCACAAGCCAGAACTCACCACTTGGCGAGGCGGGAGGCATTTGTTTGACAGAAAAGACTCTGCCGATAATAATGCCCTGTTCCATGTCTCCCTCTTGAGGGACGAGGAGAACTTGGTCGCCCGGTGTTGGCGGGCACGCCATTCCCCAGCCGTTTCCGACCCACATCGATAGGATAGGAAGCCATCCGGAAAGGACACCTTCCGGTTGTATGGTCACTCGCGCTGTGGCGTTGGTGGTGTTGACTGACGTAACGACACCAAATTTGACCTGGCCGGTAGATTGATCCATGCCTGATGCGTGAGATTTGATTATATTGGACAATACGTCTGTCATGTTAATCCGATGATGATCTGGTATTGCGGAACGCGAGAGTCTAGATTTGAACCGCCTGAACCGATTGCTTGGAACCAGATGTTGAACAATATTGCCGTTCTACGCCCTCAATCCTGTAGACCGTATCGAACATGGAGGCGGTGTCCTGTAATAGACACGTAGCGCGGGGCATGAAGGAAAGGTCCCAGGGCATACCAAGATGCAGTACTGTCCTTAATCGAACCAATTCCGCCGTATATCGGTCAGCGGCATCCGCCACTTGCTGCGAAGTATAATTCGAGCCTGAGAACAGGAAGGGCACGCTCCCGGCAGAGGCGCTTTGATCGGCAGTGTCGGTACCTGAGCCGGCAGCAGTACTGTTGTACGAGGCCATGTTTTGCGAATTCCACGATTGAACGCTCGCGATGGTATCCGGCGAGACACTGAGACTTCTCTCAATCCGAGCGCTTTCCACATTTCGCAGTGACACGGTAAGATTGACCCCGTTGATCTGCCCGGAGGGCTGGAAATAGAGAGATTGACCTTCGACGAATACATCAAAATCGTTCAGGCGAGCAAGTTGTACCACCAGATCCCAGTCTGACTGAACGCGGGAAAACTGACCTAGCGACAGTTTCGTATAGCCATCGCTATAATAGCGCCCGACGTTCCCGCTGGTTGAGGTCACAACCGGGCCCAGGTTATGGTATTGCGCTATTGCCTCAACAATCTCCGACGCCGTTTGGTTAACAAAATCCTGCTGCCGATATGAATCGATCATCGAGGACGACAGATCTCGTCCTTCGAGCCCAATGGTTCCCTGGACGGGATCGACCTGAAGGCTGTCAATCATACCGGTAATCAGGCTTTGGTAGGTCGGACCAGATTCGGACAGAGTAATGGCCATCACCTCGACCAAACCAGACGAAAGGTTGGACCAGAAGGAAATGTTCTCTGGCGAGCGGTTATCGAGTGCGAAGGTTAGCGCGAAGGTATCGGCTGAGAAGTGGTTGGTCGTCATTATTGACGCGCGCAGCAATCCTGAGATTTGATCGCCGTTCAGCGCAACCTGCACGCGTAGCGTGTCGGCGGATCTCATGAGCATCTACTGTGGACCGATACCGTCCGCGAAGGACGAAGAGTAGGCGGGAATAGCTAGTTGGTTCTGCCCCGACAGCATCGGGTCGTTCAAACGATTGGTTCGAGCAATATTGATCCATTGCAGGGCGCTCCCGAGCTGCGCCGCGGCGATCTCGAAGAGATTGCCGCTTATAACGATCACTGCTTGCATATCAGACACCTGATCCGGAAATGGTCACACCAATTCGGCCCACATAACCCTGAACATTGACCGTAGCCGCTAGTGACGAGGCGCAGCTCACCGTGGAGATGTATGACTGGCTTAATTGGGACACGCTTGCTCCCGTCGATGGCGGGCTGGTGAGTATGAGAGATTGTTGAACCACCTGGCTTCCGATCCCCTGTAGAGTTGAATAGACCTGCGCGATTACCTGAGCTTGGTTAGCGGTTCCGGATACCAACGAATTCGGGTTGGAGAGCGCCGTCTGGAGGGAACTCAGGGAGATACCAGCCGCCGCCGCAGTCGAAAGGGCGTTCCCCAAGTCGGCGGATACAAGCGCCGCCACGCCTATCCCCTCGGTCGAAGGGATACGGTTCTGGCGGACGACGAGGCAATCGATTTGATAGGGAATCCACCAGGGGCTGTGGTAGTCGGCAGTGAAGTGCTTCACGATGACTTGCCGCCTGAATGACTCCCATGTCAACCAGACGATTTCTCCCGACAGGCGAAGAGTATCGAAGGCCCGAGCTCGACTCTCGGCGGCCGGGCCTGAGAAGGTGCCGCGGAACAAGATATCGTCGTCGTCCGGACCAAGACGCTCGACGATCCTCCTACCCCCTGCAAGCGCGTGGACGGCAAGCCGGTGCCGCCCGCCGAAGCGGAGAGATTGCGGAATTTCGAAGTCGTGCAGATCGATGGATCCGAGTCGAATTGGTGAATTCTGCAAGATGATCCAACCTCTTCAGCAAGTATATTGGGGCGGTGAATTGAGGGCTAAAATGGCGCCACGCGGCCCCTTGGCAAGTTCGCCCGCGGGTCCACCCCTGTCATGCCACTTGCAGGTTTCGCGAGCGCTCTTTCCAGGTGCTGTATGGCCCACCGGCCCAAAGCAGAGCCATCGATATGGACAGTGGAACCCGGCGTTGCTTGAGGGCCCTCGCTTTTCCTTTCCGTAGTGGCCCGCGCGCCGTTGGGAAAGGAGCGAGCGGCCGCATCGGCTGATGGACCACGGTCGGAGTCGGACGAGCTGCCTGCTGGTGGAGGCTCGGCCCTGAGCAGCGCCTCGGCTCCAGCTCTGTTTGGGCGAGCGTAGGCCGCACGTAGCTGCGCCATTCGGGTGTCGCTGCCGTGTGATGGCGTAGCAAGGTCGTCGATGGCACGGTGCCCCGCCGATCCCGAAGTGTCGTCGGCAACAGAAAGGCTCCGCTGCGTCCGTCGTGGGAACCGGGAATATCCCGGAATGGATTTGGTTGATGCTAGGGCTCGGTTTTCAGTAATCTCAGCCCCTGCGATAGCCGGTGCCGCGATCCAGGAAGCTCCCCCCAGTTTCAGTTGCCTTGCAGCGCTTGCCCCTGGCGCTACCACAGCCGCGCGGGCCGTAATGGCCGCGCGGCAACCGGCCGGGTCACGCCGAGATTTGACAGCTTGATAGCCGGACGCCGTCGCCCAACTGCGCGATGCCGGAACAACCGGCTGCGGAATCAGCCGAAAGCCTGTCGAGCGAGCCGGCTCGAGGTTGTCGGTAACCGACCTCGGGCGATGCGGTAAAGCAGGTCGTGGAGCCAGGAAATATTTGGGAAAGCGAAAGATGCGTTGAAGTCGCAAGAACCAGGCAATTCGATTCGCACTCGCGGTATGCACGGTTCGCACCTCTTGACGGTCGATTAGACGAGAAAAAGTGCCATCAGAAGCTACGCTCTGCCCGAAGTCGCGTTGTCCCACTTGAATGTGTACCAATCAAAAGTGTGTCCATCCAATGTTCCGAACGCAACGACATACGCGGCTCTTTCGGTAGCAGAAAGCGAGAATGCTACATCGAACGGCACCCCGTGCCGAATAAGGTATAGGCAGTCAATCAGGACGGGGTGCCGAGCAAGTTTCCCACATCGGCCTGCGACTCCATGGCGGGCTCGGCGTCGCTGGTTGCTTGGGCGATCGCCGTCAGGCCCGCGTCTCCAAGCCGGTGGATCAAGCCCTCGATTTGCGCTTCTGTCGCAGGCGATGGGACCGGGACACCGTCGATCTCCAAAACTGAAAAAGCCATGCCTGCCATCGAGAGCCAGGGTTCATTCTGTGCCAACACCGGACCGGCCGCCTTGAAGAGCCTTAAGGTATCGAGCGCTGTCAGCCTGCGAAGCGTAAGGCGTCTTCCCTCTGTGTCGACCGTAGTGAGCGGGTGTGCCGCCTGACTAATGATTACTTGTGAGGGTGTCATCAGATGCGCCGCTTACGAGTTGCGTAGAATTCGAGCCTTTGCTTCACGCTGGAGTCTCCCTTCCAGGCGCCAGCGTTGGTTAGCTTGAAGACGACACCATCGAACTGGTAGGTCGACACGGAGCCATCGACTTCGGTGATGTATTGGTACATCGTGCCCGGGGTAGGAGCGATGCCGGTATAGTAATTCTGCTCCACTGTCGAGACGAAATCGTCAAGCGCCGATGTTCCTCGCTCCACCTCGAAGGTTCCCTCCCATCCCTTCGGAAGTTCGGCCGCTAGCTGGGTCCCATCGAGCCTGCTCACCCGAACGGGGCTGGTGATCTGCCGACTCTCAAAGCCGGTGACGTGGCTGAGGTCGACGCGGCCGTTTGGCCCCATTACAACGAGTTGGGTGTCCCGACCGATGGAGAATGCTGTCAGTGCCACTGGTTGATCTCCTAATTAACCTGGCCGGTTGGTAAGGTCTGGCGGGAGACCTGGACGGTTTGGCCGCCCTCGACATTGACGATAAAGCGCTCGTTGATCGCCTGGTATTGGATCTGAGCGTCGGACTGGACATAGCCCAGGCTGGTGCGTGAGAGCGGGTTATTCGTTGTATCGCAGATCACGCTGAAGGGCAGAGAACCGTCGGTGCTTCCCAACAGACCTTGTCCATACATATTATTCAGGAATGAGAGTTGGGTTGATCGAATATTCTGGAACAAGTTGCTGTTTATGACCTGGCCCACGTAAAGACCCATTCCGGCCGCCAATGTTTCGGCAATATAGTTCGTCAATCTTGTATAGTTATCGCCATTGGTTGCGGCGTTGGATGATGTGTTGATACCGCCGCGTACGCCCCAGTAGGAACCTCCTGGTTGGGGATTGCAGATCAAATCGATCCCCGTGCTCAACAGCGCACCCAGATCGGCCGACGAGTACGTGGTGCTCTGGCTCGAGCCAGGTGCACCGGTACGCTGGGAACCGATCACGCCGTAGATCTGCTTATTAAGGCTGGATTGTTCTGGCGAAAGATTAGCCAAACGGCCGGCGGCGAACCCTTGGGGGGACACAAGGCGGATTGTGTTGTTAACTTGATCCGACCACCATAACCAGTCGCCGAACATGAGCTTGGCAGCATAGCTGTTCAACCCTGCCGCGGCGATGGTGGAAATCGCATTCGGGATCGTATCGCCCGCAGGGGTGGTGAGGATGACATAAAGTCCTTCCTCCAGCCCAAAGCCCGCCTGAGTGGTCCATGTGGTAGAGTCATCGCAATCGGCCAACAGTGCGAGACCACAACCTTGACCACGCAGTGCATACATTCCATTACGGACGGGCGTGTCGGCGCCGACCAACTGCAAGCTACTGACCAGTGTGGCACCGTCGGTCCCTGGGCTCGACGACCCCAAGGCTATCGAGAGCGGAGCTGGCGAGGCAGTTGTTCCGCCCGAGCTGGCAACGATAAGTTGGGACGGGCCTCGCTGCGGTCCCAAGCCAGTGTTGACGGCCGCTGCCAGGCTCGTCCAGAACGGGGCGCCATTGCCGACAAGTCCGTCAAAAACTTCCGGTTCAAAGCCGGGAAGGAGAACCGACAGTTTCCACGAGTTCGGCTGTGAGCCGGCGCCAAGCGTGATCGTTATATTATTGCCTAAGGATCCCGTGTACATTGCGGTAAAGCTCGCATTGGAGCCAGGTACCAGGGCTTGCGCGGCGGTATCAGTGCCGTCGGTAGCCCGCACACAACGGAAGTTCTGTGCGCCCTGCTGAACTGCGGTCGCGACCTGGGTACCCATGTCATACTTACGAGGAATGATGGCACCGAACTGCTGTGCGTAGTCGGCCATCGTACCGACGATTGCGGGCTCATTCACCGGCCCCCAGGAAGCTGTACCAATAACTCCGACAATATTAGTGGGAACACCATTCAAAACCAGATTTTGCGGAGCTACAATCTGGACATACAGATCAGGTACGATCAGCGATGTCGTATTGACACTGCCCTGTTGCGAAATCGGCACTTGAGCTAGCCTTTCAACATGTTGAGGGCGGCTACTTTGGTGACAAACTTCCTGTATTCACAGGCGAGTATATCGCTCGCTTTCGTTATATCTTCAATGATATCGCCTCGCACGAAATTCAGAAAGGGCTTCGTCACCACGAGATAGTTGGTCATGATCCGTACCTAACCGTATGTAATGTTGTTGTTCAGATCGGAGGCGCCAAAGAGCATCGACGGTTGTTGTGTCGTCGTGATGGTGGCGTATTCGACTGTGTAAATCAGATCCCTTCGGTATAGCAGGGCATTTTGAGCCTGGTCATAGCTCGCTGTATTGCGGTAAATGATGCGGGCTTCGGATGCATCCGGCAACGACAAGAAGGCAAGCTTGTCAATGGAGGTATCCAGTGCGGATACGATTGCATCCCGGATCGACGGCGTTGGGCACCAGCAGATAATCCGTAAATCCTTTTCCTGGCGGCGGCTCTCGAAGGACGCGGGATTGTCACATACCACTCGGATGACGATCGATGTAGCACCATGGATGGTGATGTCGGCACCCTGCAGGGTCGCTATACGGATGGCCTGGATCGATTGCCCTAGGTTCGCGGCGACAAGCTCGGGCGTATCACTGGCTTGAATGCGATAAGCAAACGTCACCCCGTCGATTATCGCTCCGACAACATCCCCGACGACCGGGGTTCCTGAAATTGTGATAACTCGGCCGGCGATACATGCCGCTGTGCCCGGTTGGGCAGGTCCAGTCTGCCATTGGAGAAGATAGCGCGTCGTGGTTCGACCTGAATCATTGTCGGTGCCGACGGTTACATTCACCACGCCAGCATTAAGGTCCGTATTGAGGGTGGCTGCGTTCGGCCAACCCCGGTAGATCCGACAAAGCGCACCAACGATGCTTGATTGCGAAGAACCCGCCGGGTAAAGCGTGGCCGTTACGGTTTCCACAAGAGCCTGCTCAACGTCCGAGATATCGGCCATTCAAGTGGTCGCCATTTTTGCGCTTATTCGCCAGCCAAGGTCCGTTAGTTCGGAGCCAGCTATAATAGCGGTGCGTCCGAGATCGTCAGTTATGATGTCGCCCGGCGACAGTACGACCCCGGGGGGAGAAGGCAGCAGAACATTCCAATACGGAACCACCTGATCCGTCGGCAAATCGGCGTTGGAGTGACTCGATCTGGTTTCACCCAGCACACTTGCCGGCCAACCATCGATCAAGGAAAGAGAGTCACCTGATATGTAACCGCCATAAGAGTTGCCCGCAATACCCGTTTGCATTTTGGGTTGGGCAATCGAGATGGTTCTGTTGGTCCTTACACATAAGATAGGCAACAACGGAGCTTGGGATGCGATGAAGAAACGCCCCCATCCCATTATGAGGTAGTCTCCGGGACGGGTATAACTGCCGTCGAATATTCCGTACCAGAGGACGTCCCCATACTCGTCGGCGTGGTCGATTTTACCGCTCGCCGAAATAAACGCTGCGGGTAATCGTAGAAATCGGTTTTGCACATCCAGTGGGTGGAAGGGTCCTGACGGACGAAAGGCATCGGTAGTCTGTCCGATATGCCGAGCTGAAAAGCCTAGACCCAGATGTAGGCGATCTTGTAGCTTACGACCATTCATTGATCAAACCACCAAAGCGATCGTGCCGCCGGAAAGGGCCGGTCCCGCGGGAACGCCAAGGAAGCCGCAGAGCCGTTGCCTCCACTCGTCGAGTAGGCGGATCCGATCTGTCACTTCGTCCTTGTTGCGCGTCCACATTGATGCCTGGTCCGTGTCCAGGTTCTCTGAAGCGGCGGGAACAGCCACCTCAAGTGTCGTCAGTGTACCCAGATACCGTCGCGTAATCGCTATTTCCGAATCCGACAGATTCGATAGGCGGAATTCGAGCAATCCGTAAATCTGAAAGAAACGCCACGATTGCATTCCCGTAGGAGCGGCCCCGTAGGCCGGATAGCCACAGAACCGCCGGATATCGACCCTTTCGGCGTCTGAGAGCGGGTTCAAACGAATGATCCATCGCCGCGGCTGAACAGTACATTCCCTGATCCCGAGGGTGATACTGCCGCTGCATACGAAATAAGGCTATTGACCGACAGGATCAGCCGCGTGCCAGCCAGGATCGGCATGTCCGATGTGGAGGCGGTCACAGTCGGATCCGACCCAAACCGGATATACACGAGGCTCGTTGTCGTGTTCGTCACGACGACCGAGTCACCGCCCCCCGACAACGGAACATTCGCGGATGCGGCGCCTACCGACACGCTAACTGTGCCGGTAGGACGGAAAGGACTAACTGAGCCAAGTGGCATTGTGATCTCGCTTGTTTTTCGCCTTAACCAATGTGTTCGACGATAACTGCGCGCTTGTAGGCGGCATTGGTGGCGGTCGGCACGGTGGTTGGATTGGTCGTCGTGTCCGACGGCGCGCAGAAGCCGCCGATCCAATACCAAGACTGGGCGATAATCTGTTGTAAGCGATCGATCGCTTCGCGGGTCACCATTGCGATACCGTCGACCATGGTGAGGATGGAGTCCGCCGGTGCCACATCCGTCGCAGCAATGCCGGCGAAATCGCCTTCGATTAGGGCACCCTGACCGCATATCACCGGACGGCGGATCATTAGCCCGGAAAGGGTTGGGTGCGCCTGAACAAATGCCTCGGTCGTCGGGACAAATCGCAGGCCAAGGAAGTCGTTTGTCATCCCGTTCTTGAAGACCTGGTTCGCCGACGTCGCCCCTTGAAAGAGTTGCTTGAAATCGGGATCGGCGAAAAGCTGGCGAGAGGATACTGGATCTAAATAGCAGTTGTAGGCGCCGTCGATCTCTGGCACGGCGTTTAACCGCAGCTTGGCGACCGCGTCGAGAAGGTTGGACATGGTCAACGTATCAGACGCTGTAAGCAAGGCCGTGTTCCCACGTTGCGAAGGTCGCACGATTGTCGAGCCGATCGCGGCGGTCACAGTATTCCCGGCAGTCCCGTCGGACACGGACGCATTGCCAGAAAGGGTAAGGTTGCCTGGCAGCCCATTGGGGGCGGTGGAGGTCCCAGACGTGTTGACCGCAACGCCGACAAGCGAATAGGTGTTGGAGCCGATCGTTACTGTCATCGGATTGCCGCTGCTGACCGGTTGCTGAACACCGTTGACAAAGACCGTTTGGAACCCGCGGACGTCATCAACTGATACAGTGGGCGCGGCGCTGGTCAACGTGGCGGTGACACGGGTGTTGCCACCCAGGTAAGCGCCAAACAGCGCGTTGCGGCTCAGTTCGTCCAGGCTTCGAGCAGCCTGTTCTCCGTTCACGTAAGCGTTCTGGAGAAACTGAGACGCGATCCCAACGCGCTCGGTTACGACATTGAGGTCGGTGGTCGCAGCGTAGAGATTGATGCTGATCGTGTACTGCTCGACCCCCCACGACGCCGACGTCAAGCCATTGTCCAGGTTGGTATTTGTTGCCGGTGCCAGTGGCGTCGTGACCGTCGGCTTCAGCCCGGCACGGGTCTTGGTAAGAGTCTCACCAATACCAACGGCAACGTCGACACGGTCGGCGCAAGCCCGGTACCCAAGCCGGGAGCGAAGAGCCTGCGAGAATTCGCGCTCCAGAAAGCCCTGCTGGATAATCGGCTGAAGTGAAACCGGGAAATTCTGAATGCCCATTAATCGTCCTATCTAGAAACTATGATAATTATCCGGAGGGTCGAAAAGATCAAAATTGATGCTTGGTTACCGCAGTCCGGGCGGCAGCGTATTCTTCGTCAGTCATGTCCATCGCGGTCTTTTGCCGAACCGGCAGAGATGCTGGCGGGACCGCAGCGCTCGACGTAGACGGCGTCGTAAAAAGCCAGGGCTTGGTACGTCGTAGTTCGGTCATTATCTTGCGGCCGCCGACAATCTCGTCGCTTTCGTCGAGTCGGACATCCGATAAGTCGATCAACTTCAAGCCATCGAGGTCTATCATACCAGCGCGAACAGCCTCTGTTCGTAAGTTCGCCGTTATTAAACGCGTCTTAAAGTCAGTTCTCAGCTTGACGATCTCATCTCTAACAGCCTGTTCCTCTTGTTCGCCGTTATCGATCGGTTCCGGCTCAACTTCTGGAAAATCATCACCCATTTTGATCTCGTTTAATATCGCCAGAACTTACAGACATTGATTGATCCTCGGCATATTCGATATCATAACAGTCGGCAATCGCCTTCAGCGCCATTTCCCTGCTGATGCATCCGGTGGCAACCAGAGACGTCAAGGACTGAACGTCCTTCTGACGATCGTCTGCCGTGGTTGGATACCATCGCGGCCATTTGAGGCTGAGCATCGCGGCCGGAGGCAATGGTTCAATTTCTTCGCCGAAGACAATGAGCGTGTAGATCTGTGAAGCCCGGACGATGAGGCGAGCGAGCTGCAAGAGCCCCACTTCGCCATAGGTCGTTCGCAAATTATCCGCCAGCCATATCAGCCCCTGATTCAGTAGTTCAAGAGCTCGGCCCGACTGCGCGGCAGCGACTTTATCGGGACTTGATCGATTTCCGTGTATGCTTTCCAAAGCCAGTTCGCGCAATGTACGGACATATTCGATGACCGCGGCCGATGCGGTTCCGCCAATCTCCAACAATCGCGCGTCACCTTTTTCAGATACAATAAGTGCGTTCCCAGCGCCCTTGATCAACTCCCCATCCGGAAGCGACGGGTCTTTCAACAGAAGGGTTGGGTCGCTGCTGTACTTGAGACCGCGTCCCACCTGACTGAGTTGGTAATCAATCTCGACTTGTGTGTGCATAGCGGCGGCAAATGTGCATGCTCCGTCGGAGCTGTCTTCAGTCGCGGGCGAGCCAGGTAGATTCCTGATCCAAACGACCGGCACGGCCCCAAGTCGATGAGAGACAGAACGGATTGGATCGATGATGGGTGCGGTCGGCTTGGCGACTGGCACGGGTTCGAACCATGTTTCCCCATTTTTGTCCCAGCACCTGGAAAACCAATATTGTCCGTCCGCGTCGTCGATTGTGTAACCGTTCGTCGCAAGGTCCCGTCCGGAGACTTTATAGCGCTCATCGACCCGAGCGAGTGTGTCGGGCTCCTCTGGGTCCCAGGTCGGCGTGAGATATATCGTTTCGAGAACGTCTACGAAGATCCTGCCCTGAAGGACGCGCAGCAGTAGCGCGACGGATCCTGTTGCACCAGTCATCGCGGCCTGAATCATGACCAGATTAAGTCGCGTTTCCTTAATGATGTTTGCGAATACTGAACGTACGGAACTGTCGGAACTGTCGATCGTTGGGAAATGCCCCTCGCTGAACAGCAGCGAGACACTGTCCTCCACAACGATCCGGCAGAGGGGATATCTCACGCTCGGGCGGCGCTGACGTAGCGGGATGTACTCACCGGCTTCACTGCGCTCCTCGTGAAAGTGATACGGAAGGACGTCATACAACGTGCCATTCAGCATGCGGTTGAGGATCGTAAGTTTTCGGACTCTGTCGGGATAGTCGCTGTCGCGTGGAACCAGATCGCAAAGTGTATCGAACATAAACTTCCAGACTTCGGTTTCGGTGGGTGGTCAACGATTGAAGATCGAAATAGGAACTGAAGCGGCTGGTCGCGGGCGTATGGTCAGGGTGGTAAAACCGCGAACCAGCGCATCCACCTGATCGTCTTTCTTTCCCCATGGAAAATCACGCATTTCATCCAACAGCGTCCGATTCCAATCGGCGCTAATGATGGAGACATTTCCAGCTTCCACCTGGGAAGCGAGAGGCATCGCGCGCGTCGCCTTCGATCCCGTTTCCCGGCCAGATATAACATGAAAGCCTGCAAGTTGACGCGTCAAATAGGACATTTGGCTCTTCCCGGCTTGACCGGGGTCCTCAGGAATCGCGACGCTGACGCTGACGCCATCTTTCTGGGCGGTGTTGACAATCAACTCTTCAACTTGATGCGGCGTTCCGCGGATGCGGGCAACGTCGGTAATGCAATAGCGACTTGCTCGGTCCCGAGACAGCTTGACGCCGACTGTCCAATCCGGATCGTTTCGTCCCGTTTCGTTTGTGGCAGCTAGATCCCAGGCGCGCACGGTGGCATCCACATCACTTTCGCGGTGAACCACGGCAATTCGGTCGGTGGAAAACAGCCGACCGTTCGACGGTAAGGGCGTCTGCTGGAACAGCGCAGACCACGCGCGCTCGCCGATGAGGTCGCGTTTGCGCAGCAGGTCCTCCTGGGTCTCCCATTCGGGCCACAGCGGCATTCCAACCGCTCGACCGAGGGGATCGCTGGCTTCTGCGATAGCCGGGAGGCGAATGACACGCCATTCGGCACCCCCATGTTCCAGCAGTTGCCCTCCCAGATCGTCCGGGTGCCAACGCGTCATAATCAGAACCACCTTACCGCCCGGCTTTAGGCGCGTCGTTACGTCCGATTTGTACCATTCCCATATGTGATTTCGCTGTCGGCTACTTTCGGCGTCAGCCTGCGATTTGATCGGATCGTCAATGATCACAAGATCTGCGCGCCGGCCCGCGATGGCGCCACGGACGCCGATGGACACATATTCTCCGCCGTCATTAGTGTTCCAGGAATCTATTGAACGTCGATCCGGCGCAACGCTATATCCGAGATAGTCTCGTTTCGCCAGAATCAGCTTCCGAACACGGAAGCTGAAATGCTCGGCAAGCTGAAGAGAATGAGAAGCACTGATTACAGACGACCTCGGATGCTGGGTAAACCACCAGATAGGAAAAATGACCGAACAATAGGTCGATTTCGCTGACCCTGGTGGCATCAAAACCATCAGGCGGTCGTAGAGGCCGCTCGATAGAGCCTCGAGCTCCGATACGAGAAAGGCATGATGGGTAGCTAAACAATATCCAGTATTCTTCAGGACCTCTTCTGCCCAAGCCCTAAGACTACCGCGGACCCGACTTCTGAGATAGATTGAGTGTTCGATGATGTTGCCGCCATCTGCCTAAAATATTTTCTATAGTGAGCCGGTTGGGATACGGTATTTTGCTTCCCGATTACGTCTCGACGGGACGCTTCGCTCGCACCGCGCCGATCATAGGTTCCACCTTACGATATTTTGGGGTGTTTGGTCAAGCCTTTTTTCCTACAATTCGACGAGAACCCGCAATTGGCATGATTCACGTGACGAAAAGGGAAATTTCTATCTCATGATCGACTCTTGCCAGACCTGGGCGGTCCGCTTTAGGCAACCGTATGAATGAGATGCGACCGAAGGCTCTCGCCCTACAATTTTCGACGCTGGCGACGGATCGGAGAGCCCGGGCGGGTCTGCT